CTATTTAGTCTTGTTCTCTACTTTTCGGAGTAGTCCGGCTAGTAGTTTATCTTTTAATACCACCTGAGCCCTTAGAGCTTCCAATCTTACCTCCATTTGCTGCAATCGACTTTTATATTCATTTACCGAAACAAGAGTTATCGGCATCTCAGGAGTGGATTTATCTTGAATCATTTCTCCCTCTCCGGTTAAAAGCCAAGTCGCGTTTAAATTCGGTAGATACTTAGCTAAATTCTCCAAAACTCTAGCCGGAGGTTCTGTATTACTCCGAACAGATAAAAAACTATAAGCTCTTTGGTCCGATATTTTTGCGGCTCGAGCAAAAGCCGCTTTATTCCCATGAAAAAATTCATTTACAACAATTCGTAAACGATCATTTAAACTCATAATAATCTACAGTTTAGTATTTAGGTTTAATTCTGTTACAACTTGATCTCTTAATAATCTATTGTCATCCTCGAGCTGACGAATACGCTCTTCCAATATACCATTTTGCTTTAATAAAGTTTTAACCTCTTCTCTTTCTTCTTTATACATACTGTATATAAACGAGGTCTCCCCTGTAAATATAGGTACTGATGAAGATAAAATAGAAACACCAGAACTAGATTTAAACATATCACCTTCGCCACGAAGAAGCCATTCAACAGAAAGATCCTCAAGCCGTATTGCAATGGATATTATTGTATTAAGATCTAGCGTTCTTGTACCATTCAATTTACCTTTAAGCGTTGCCTCTGACATAAAAATCATAGCCGACAATTTTTTACAAGTGATATCTTTCTTTGCTAAAAACAGTCTAAGCCTCTGCGCTACAATATCATACATGGTTTATATTATTCTAGAACTCTTTTCAAAGTTAAGAATTACGCACTTTTGCCATTCATTGGGTGTCAGCGCATATTCATTGTTTAGTGTTTAGGTTTGATAAACCCTATTGGGTTACGAGGTTTTTCTTCCGCTTTCTTTTTCGCTTGCAATTCTGCCAAAGTTTGATTAATTAATTCCAATTGCATGCGCGTATCATCATTTATATCGTTGTAGTCAGTAAATGCTTCTTCGATGTAATCTTTTAATGCTTTGATTTCTTCTTTCAGTTTATCGACTCTATCAACCGGAGGATTGGAGATTAACTGACGAACTGCTATAAATGCCCTTATGATTTGAATATTAATCTCAATTGCCAAATCGCTGTTAAGAACTGAAGAAAGTTGAGCAACTCCATGTTCAGTGAAAGCATAAGGCATATATCGGGTCCCTCCTCTTTTTGAGGTGCTAAAACTGCACCTCAAACTGTCGAATTCTTCCTTCGTTAGCTCAAACATAAAATCTGATGGAAAACGTTTAATATTATTTTTTACTGAACGTTTTAAATATTTAGTTTCAGTACCGTACATTTCCGCCAAATCAAAATCCAGCATAACCTTTTGTCCACGTATCTCGTATATTTTGCTTTGTATTAATTGCAATTGGTCCATGTTTGTATTTAAATAATTTGCCTCTAATCACTTATTATTTTTTTTGTTAGAAAATCAATTATCACGCACTCCTGCCAGTGGAACTCTTTCTCTCCCCGAGTCCCAACTGTTCTCGAAGGACTTGGTTTTCGCCTCTCAACATATTGTTTTCAGCCTTAAGACTTTCTATGATTTCCAGATTGTAAGATGTGGATTTTTCCATTTCGCCAATATTACGCAGCAACCATTCAGCAGAAATGAACGGCTCCCCATTTAATATAACGCTTAATAGAGAGAAGTGTGGTTTTGCTCCCTTGATACATTTATTTAGTGTAGTGGGAGCTACATCTATTTTCAGAGCATAACTTCTAACGCTACGTTGCCCGCTTCTCTTATACAAAACATTTATAGTTGATTTCATCTTATTTATTATTTAGAATTATATAAATTACAGGTTGCTACACCTCTAACCATCCAATCAGTATCCTTATAAAGAAAGAATATCCATCCAAATGCAATAATACCTCTGTTATTGTTACGGTATTATACCATGATATTGCAACCATCGCCGTCCGTATCCTACATTAGACACTGAATCTGCTTGCTGAAATTGATCTGCGGAGCGATTTTCTTTATATTTTCTCGGTGAAGCGCACCCCATTACCAAAGTGAAAAGAGTGCATATTAACATCATTTTCTTCATTGCTTACTTTAATAACTTAATTATTTCTTTTGCCTAACTTTTCAATAATCACCCAAAGAAATGTCACGCTTTTCCTGCTAACGGATGTTTGGAACTTGAAGGTCGCTCTACGGGCGGACAATCTTCTTCGTAGTCTACTAATGGTAGATTGGTAAAAGTATCGGTAACCCTATCAACCCCTGCCTGATTTCTTAATGACTCATTATAAGCTTCGAGTTGTTGTATCCTTGTTTTTAATACACCGATTTCTTCTTTTAGCTGCCCCACTTCTATATCTTTTTCTTTATACAATTTATATATAATAGATTCATCATTGGATGCAATATTGTTCTGAGAAACATATTGCTCTACTTTTGTCTTTTCGTTAGAACGAAGCATAGAACCAATTCCCAAAACAAGCCATTCTGTATTTATCTCTGTATAATAGGCGAGAAATTTCGATAGATTTTCTTCGCTTATTCCATTGTTTTGCCCTAATACACCACGAGTGATACCCGTCTTAGAGTAGCAATCGTACATACTAATCCCTTTTCTTCCTAAATATTGCAAGATTCTTTGCTTAATAGGAGATTTTTCTTGCTTAATTTCTTGCATAATCAAAATATCTCGTTTATATTTGCCCTTGTATTCAAATCACTCAAACGAAAACGGATACAAAAAAGGCTGTCCGAGAGCGCTCGTCACCTATATTTTCGTCTTTAGTCATTCGCAAATATAGCCAGCCTTTTTCTTTTATCCAACAATTCGTATAAGAATTTGAAAGCGGCGCGGTTGCGTGGAAGTTTCCGCGAGATTTAAGGGTTAGTAAAGACATTGATAAAAGCTCGTTCCGAGTAATAGGCAAACTTCCACATTAGGCCTATGAAAGGTTCGAGCTTTGCTTTTTAAGGAGGAGAAAATATGAACGTAGAAGAATTGAAACAACGTATTACCAGGCTTGAAGAGGTCATTGAGATTTACAACGAGTTCGGATTTAAAGTATCCCAAGAAATAAAGGACAGAGTGCGTGAATATAAAACGACGCTTAAGACCTTATGCCCGGACAGTTGATAGCTGTCCCGTTATGTTAAAAACAAAGGAGGAATAAGTCATGATCACATCCGAAGAACCAACAGTAAGCAGCACCGGTCGCTATACCGTAACCCAAACTTGCGAAATACTCGGAATACACCGCAACACTTTAAGGGAATATACCAGTAGCGGACGCATAAAATGCGGATTTCGCCGTGAGTCAGCACGAAAATTTTACGAAGGTAAGGAAATCATAAGATTCTGGAGGGCACAATTATGAATGAAACTTTCCTCGCCCTGTCCATGTGTCTGTGCATCGGCCTGTTTTGGGCCATCCTATTCCTGTTCCGGGTTTTGGAATCCCGGATCAGGCAGGATCTTACCGGACTTCGCGGCAAGATAGGCGAAACAGACTCCCGTCTTTTAAAAATATACCTCCTGACTCTGGAGGAAAAGATAAACAGCCTTATCGAAGAAGAGAGATACGAGGAAGCACAGAGCCTGACGCTCCTTCTCAAAAAAGAGCTTAACCCATTAAATGAAGAACAAGATGACAAACATGAATAAGCTTTCCAAACATATCATTATCGCAATCATTACGATAACGACCATTGCCGGCTGTATCTATGCCGGAAACGTAGAGCGTAACGATGCCGTCCTCTCGGGCATGTCCATGGAGAAGTACCAATATATCCACGACCGGATCGGCGGGCGGGCTTCCTCCTCCGATGTGGTGAAGGAGTACCTGCGCAATCAGGGATTTTACGATTCAAAAGATTATTAACCATAAACGGGAAAGGAGTACCCATGTTAGTGAATCATATACAAGTGGCCTATGTGCTACAGATAACACCCTTGGAAGCCAAATTTATGCTGGCTCCGCATATCGAGAGAATCCGGGAGATGGTCATACCCGGAAAAAAGGGTCTGGACGAATGCGCAAGGCTCGTCAGGAAAACAGACGTGGTAGAAAGCCTCTTGCTGAATATCAGATTCCGCCATCCGAGCCCCGAACTCGACGGCAAAGACCGGATAGCATATACCATTGAGAAACTGAAAGAAGCGCCTCTCAGTCTTAAAAAGAAGATAGCGGATGATCCGGGCTGCCTGAAAAGCGGGAAAATATCCGGCAAATTCCGTGCTCTGAACAGTATCCTCGAAGAGGAATCTATAAAGGAGATAAGAGAAATACTGCGCCAAAGAGGTGGTTATATTGACAGAAAAGACACGGCCATGTCCCAAAAGAAAAGGAGGAGGGCGTCATGATCCTGGCCGTTGACTTTGACGGAACGATTGCGCGAAGCAGCTTTCCCGATATCCTGGGGGAACAACCGTATGCCGGTGAAGTGCTGCGCAAATTGCACGAAAGAGGCCACTATATCATTATCTGGACCTGCCGTAGCGGAAAGAACCTGCTTGATGCAATCAACTGGCTACTGGAGCACAACATTCCCTTTGACAGGGTGAACGACCACTGCCCGGAAAATATAAAGCGGTACGGGAAAGGATCCGGCAAGATATACGCCAATATCTACATCGATGACAAGAACCTCGGCGGGTTTCCCGGATGGCTCCGTTGCCTGGAAGAGATAGAGCGGATGGAATCTGAGGAAAACGACCAAATATGACATATATGGAACTTTTGAGAACATGAAAGTAATACATGTGCATTTGATCTTCAAAAAGAAGAACTACTATTTCGGTTCGCTCAGCGCCATTTTTGAACATCTGAGCGAAAACGATATAGGAATCAAAAAAGGTACGCTACTGCATCGGTCCAAAGAGGGAACGATCTCAACGGACCGGGCGATCATCATAAAAGGAGTCCTGCTTAAATGCAGGAAACATGTTAAACAATAACCAATGCCGGTACTAAAGGATGCCGTCGGGAGTGTGCCCCGGTTAAGTTTTATATTTTGCAAACCACTCCCCGGGGAGAAGTCCCCGGGATTCGGTTCCCCCGAAGCGGGAGGCTTAAAATGATCAGCTTATGAATATCATCCAGACCATCCCCCGTATCGATTGCAAGGCATTCGCCAAATGCGGAAAGAAATCCCTGTCCCATTGCAGGAGGTATAAGCTTACGGATGAAGAGTGCGCCGGCTGCGAGTTGGTCCGACGGCGGGAAAGAGGCAATTATCGCACCTTGTCCGACGGTCGTGTGATAAAACAGTGCTCCGTTTGCGGTGAGTGGTATGGCGTTCACCGGTTTTATCCCAGAACCCTGAAGAGAGGAGAGAAGGTATATTTTACTTTCAGTTCCGAGTGCAGGAGATGCAAGTCACTGAAAGCTTCAGCATACCAAAGAAATAAACAGCAATTAAAAATCGAATGATATGGCAATGCATACCTGGTTTGAATGCAAGATCCGCTACGAAAAGACGATGGAAAACGGAATGATTCAGAAAGTTACCGAGTCCTATCTGGTAGACGCTTTGAGTTTTACGGAAGCGGAAGCACGCATTATTGAAGAGGTAACCCCGTTTATAACAGGAGAGTTTACGGTATCGGACATTAAACGCGCCAATTACAGCGAACTTTTTGTCAGTGATGAAGAAGCGGCGGACCGCTGGTTTAAATGCAGGCTCTTTTTTATCACCCTGGACGAAAAGAGCGGCGCCGAGAAGAAGGCCATCTCCTTTGTGCTGGTACAGGCCGCCGACCTGCGTGACGCCGTGAGGAAGCTGGACGAGGGAATGAAAGACACGATGGCCGATTATCAGATAGGAGCGGTTACGGAAACGGCTATTGTGGATGTGTACCCATACGGTTCAACAGCATAAAACGCCTCGAGTCATGCTTGCCCTTGTCAGTCCTGCTTGCGAGGTTAAACCCAGAAAGGACTATATCAACCATTTTCGCCAGAGCAAACCACTGGAAGGCATCTATTTTACCTCGTTTGCCCAGGAAATGCTTGAAAAGCGCTCCAGACGAAAGTCTGCACACTATGCCGCAGTCTATGATGCCATCATAAAGCACGTAGACAATTTCTCGAGAGAATACGACTGTGATATTTTCACCAATTCGGTTACAGCCGAGTTTCTGGATGACTTCATAATCTATCTTGAGAATTGCGGGCTACGACATAATACGATTGTAGGATATATCCAGAAGCTCCAGTCGCTTATCCGGCGGGCATCGCAATATAACTACGCCGTGGATACCACTTATGATGAAATTGACATGAAAGAAGAGCCAACGAATGCGATTTTTTTTAAGTATGAACGAGATCACCCGTATCTACTATTACAAGTTCGCCAAACAGGACAAGCGCAAAGCCAAGGAGCGAATCCGGGACTTGTTTGTCATCGGTTGTCTGACCGCCCTGAGGTATTCGGATTACTCGACATTGACCCAAGACAACCTGCAAGGATGTTTCATAGTCAAGCGTACCAGGAAAACGAATGTGGATGTAAAGGTTCCTGCACATGATTATGTCAAAGAGATATTTGAGAAGTACGACGGGGATATTCCGACAGGGCTATGTATCCAGCACTTCAACAAATATCTTAAGGTGATCATGCGTGAAATAGGCTTGACTGACAAAGTTTCCTATTCATTTACCCAAGGCGGGAAACTGCATACGGTAACTAAAGAGAAATGGGAGTTAATCAGCAGTCATACCGCCAGGAGATCGGCTGCCACGAATATGTATCTGACCGGCCGCATGAAAACATTGGAGATCATGAAACTCACCGGACACCGGAGTGAGCATAACTTCTTCCGGTACATACGGTTAACGGGTGATGATACCGCCAGATCCATAAGCGGAGATATGTTTTTCAGAAAATAAACTTGTTAAATTTTAAAATTACGATTATGATAAAAAAAATTATCCGGTATTTGAGAAAGTGCAAAGATATGAAATTGCGCAAATGGTGCATAACGCTGGCAGCAAACGAATTATCTCGCGGAGAGGCTATCGATGCCGCCAACGAGATCTACAAGTGGGTTAAAGAGCAGCCTTAATCAAAGCCTTAACTTCTTCGTAAGATTCTTGAGCGTTAATAAAAATGTCCCCCTTGGACGACGGCGCAGTGAGTGTAATGCGCGTACGGCCGTCTTTTATAGTGTACAGACAACTGATAGTGTTAACATTCACAAGAAATTTGCCATTTTCTGTTGAAACTTCAATAAATTTTTTCATGGTGATAATTTTAAAAATTCGACAATGGCAAAAATAGAAATAAAAAGTAAGGAGCGCGTCTTTCTATATGATAATTTTAAAATTCGACACTTTGATTTTATCTCTTGGCGCGCTCTTTATTGACCGAAGTTTAGATTAGAAAAAATAAGATATGAATATAGATACAGAGTTTAATGTAGGTGATAGTGTATGCTATCTAAGTGGAGACAATATCTGTCATTCCACTATAAGCAAAATTACTATTGAAATATCCTATACAGATCGCAGTTTTTTTATGGTATACAAACTTTCTGACGGATTAAGTGTGCCGAGAAACAATTATCCACAATGGGATAAAAAACTTTTTAGAGACAAGGATGATCTTATAAGATATTTATCAGAATCATAACAAGTACAAATATGAGTAAAACGATTGAAGGTAAAGAATATCTTTCATTTGGAGAAGGTTTATACCAAATGAGCAAAAGGGGTATCATTGGCAGAAGAATAAGACTAACCAAAAAACGTGCATGGATACTTCGGGATATGATTAAAAGACTGGAAGATTATGTACCGGAAGAAAATTCACCTCGATTTAATGATTATTGTGCCACCCTGGAGTGGTTGCGCCAAGAAATAAACAAGAGATATTCAGAGTTTGATTTAGGAACGATTTAACGTAAAACAGTATAGAAATGAGCGAACTTTATATACCCGTTGAACGCCCTACGAGGAATCCCATAAACGGCAGATTTTTGAAAGGGCACACTCCTTTTAATAAGGGCAAAAAATGGTCTGATTACATGGACATGCGTAAAGCTAAGAGGATAAAACGAATCGGAGAGAAGAATCTTGTGCGAAATTATCGGATAGCTGGGTGGAATGCGCGTCCCGTTGTTGCCATTGAAGGCAGGAAGATAGCAGGTATTTACCCTTCGGCAAGTGAGGCCGGCAGAAAAACCGGAATATGCGGGCGTAATATAATAAGCTGTTGCTCCGGTAAGCGTAAGCGCGCCGGTGGATACCGATGGTTTTGGGAGAGTGATAATACTTGGTGTAATTTAATTTAGTCAATCATGGAGAAAACAAGTCATTTTAAAGTAGGCGAGTGGGCGAAATTCCGTAACGAGTTTCAACGGCTATTACCTGATTTACCGATTATAGATTTACACGATGCCTTAATGTCGATGTTAAACGGGCATATCACGATTGATATAATTGCTTTTGGGAAACGGCTTGAAAAGATGTATCCCGATGATTGGGAACGTATGTCCATGAAAGAGATAGTAATCACACATTACGGCGTTAAAGCCATGCAATTAATAGAATCGGCATTATGATATATGGATATTTAAGGGTAAGTACGGATGATCAGGATTCCAATAATCAAAAGTTAGGGGTTTGTAAAAAAGCGGAGTCATTAGGATTGTCAATCGATGATTGGATTGTCGACGATGGCATATCCGGTACAAAAGAGCCTGAGAAGCGGTTATTGGGTAAACTGATGAATAAATTACAAAGAGGTGATGTGATAATAACATCCGAACTTTCTCGCCTTGGCAGAAAGTTGTTCATGATAATGCGAATATTAGAATTCTGTATGCTACATGAGGTTAAAGTCTACACTGTAAAGGATGGTTATGAGCTTGGCGATAATATACAGAGTAAAGTTCTTGCTTTCGCTTTTGGAATTGCTGCTGAGATCGAACGTGACATGATTAGCCAGCGTACTAAAGAAGCGTTAGCCAGGAAAAGGTTGGAAGGTGTAATACTTGGGCGTCCTAAAGGGCGGAAAAGTTCTCCTGATAAATATAAACTGTATAGGAAAAAAGAGTTAGTTAAAGGGCTTCTGAATGAAGGCATATCACAACGTAAGATAGCCAAGATATGCAAAGTTGACCGGAATACTCTTGCCAGATTTTTAAAAAGTGATTTAAGTAATTAACGTATAACAATGGAGAAATGAATAGTGATGGTAATAAAATTCTGGATGCTATTAGGAGAATGGCAGCAGATGACAATAAAGGTTTGAGAATGACCACTACGATAGTCGATGTTAAAGATGATCCGCGCGGCTCAATCGTTGGCTTTGGGACTGAAAAAGTTTGCGGAGATGATGCATTTGCCCAGACAATGGGTTTACCAGGTAAGTATATGGCATGTGCCTTTTTTATAGATAGAGAAGAACTAAAGAAATACCTTTAAACAAGATATTAATGAGATTAAAAAACGGTAGATCATGACACGAAAGGAATGCCTGGATAAGATTCAAGAAGCAGTTGACAATTTGGATACACTTCTTGCTGTAATCAAGTCACCATCTAGCACTACAATTAGATGGGATTGTGAAGTATATGCAGATGAAGCGGACAAAATCACGGATGCGCTCAATGCCCTACAGACCAATTATGGGAACGAGACGAGAGAGGAATTTTGCATAGGATTAGATAACGAATAGCCAGAAAGAGTATGATTAAAAGTAACTTTCAAATTGAGACTAAAAAACTTTGTAAAATAGAATCTGAGTTTCTCAAATTAATATCAGATTCAGGAAACGAGAGTTTGCAAAACAAATTTCTTGAATGGCAGGAACAGAGAGATATTTGCAATGAAGTATTGATCACGGAACTGGAACGGCATCTTAACCCCCAATGTGCCAATGAACAGGATAGGTTGTAGTGAAAATGCATCATCTTCTTCAAATACACTTCATTCTTTTACAGAGGGTGGATACGTCGGGAATGACTAAATAACACTCTTTGGGTCAGGAAAGCACTGTATCTAAAAGATAATTATACTTCAAATGAATAAAAAAAATAACCACATGGACGGATATAGCTTAACAGAAAAGATGCGTAAAGCACGCAGACGTAATCGGCTAACCGCTACCGAGCAGGCACTGTTCTACGAATTAGTTGCCGTTTGTAATAGCGAGGGCTGGGAGGACGTTTTCAGTTGCTCTAACATCGAACTATGCTTCAGCCTGAATATCGACGAGAAGACCCTTATCCGGGCGCGTTTATCCCTGATTAATGCGGGACTGCTTTATTATAAATCAGGAAAAAGCAAACGGTCGGTCGGTTCATACTCTTTTTCCAGGAAATTTAAAGACGAGCCGCCTGGAAAGGGTCAGACTACCGGAGATATTCCAGTAGTTCCGCCAGCCCAAAAGTCAGGAGATGCGCCAGCCGACCAACCAGGGGATACACCAGCCGATGCGCCAGACTATAATAAAACAAAAACTAAAACTAAAACAGATTTCCCTCTCTCTCCCGCGCATGAGGGGAAAATATCCGGAATCGATCTTTTTTTGGACAAGTCTTTAACGGAATGTTACCAGGAACTGCGAACAAATATCCCGTGGATGGAGCAGTTTTGCATGAACATCCGTCTGGATTACCCGGATTTCAGCCCGGAGCTGTTTTATGAATTTCTGGACAGGTTCTTCCGTAAGCTCCAAAACGGAGGAGAGACAACTAAGTCCCCCAGGGACGCTATGTCGCATTTTGCAAATTGGTTGAATATTGAACTTGAAAAATTAAAAAAAGATGGAAGTAGAACTAGTAAAAACTACCCTGCATGCGGTTCTGAGCCCGTCTCAGTTACAGAAACCCTGTGTCCGAAAGAAGGAGCTGACGCCTCTCCAGATCTCGTTAAAAACTGGATCGACAGCCTCTCAATTGGTGGATGAATGGGGCGGGACAATTGCCCAACTGAGCATGGGCGCCCCACTTTACGATGTCGCCGCAAACGGAGAAATCCCTACATTGGCTGATGTGGGCGTAGTTTTCGGTAATTCGACATCCGTTCAGATTATCACAAGCCATCTGGAATCCGTTCTGAAGTACGCCGGCGTTGAATTGAGCCGCGAGCAGATGGCGGAAACCGCGCTGGCGATACTTTCAGGATACTGGTTCCTGAACCTGGCCGAGCTCTGCATTTTCTTTATCCGCCTTAAGAACGGAAATTACGGGCAGTTTGTCTGGGGAAAGAGCCTAAACAATCAGGCGGTCATGGTCGCCCTATCGGATTTCTGCAAGGAACGCCGTGAAGTGATCATTCGCAAAGAGACAGAGCGGATGGCCCGGGCTGTGGAAAAAGGCTTTTCCAGAACGGAGGATTTTGCCGCCGGTATTGTGTTGGGCGTACAGGGTATAGCCTGGAAACGTGAACGGGCCAAGGCCGAATTTAATGCTTTTTTGGAGTTTTTCCCCTGTCTGCCATCAGGATATGATCCGATAGCCTTATGGAAGGCCTGGGGCGGTGATCCGGATGCCATCAACTTACTCTTCGGCAACAATCCGCCCGGAGTGGAAGCGGCGGCGGAATCTGTTGGCAGATACCTGTGTGATTACAATGTCTATCAGGCCCGTGTAAAGGCCAAAGCCTCCTTGTAAACCATGAAAGTCGTCATCTATTGGCAGAAGAAATCCACCGCCCACCATCGCCGACGGATCCGTGACAGATTCAGGCTTCCCGAGGGTATGACCATTAACGGTGAAACTCCCGCCGATGTGAGGCCGGAGGATATGAAGGAACTACAGACCCTGGAAGAAATGGGTTATATCAAATTAAGAAACAAGTAAAAACAAAACCATCAACTTATGATAACCACGAAAATAACAGTGGAGCCGCACCTGGCTCAATATTGCTACGCCAAATATTCTTCCGATCCGGAAGGCAGTATGCCCGTCCGCTTTGCGGACAATCTGGATGTTTACCATCTGGTTTATAACCTGCTGGAAAAACGCCCGGTTAACTGTCCCCGGGATAATGGCAATCTTGAGATCGTCTTGCCGGACCGCAGGCAGGGTGACGTCCCCGGTGGCAAATCCCCGGAGCGTTTCAACTACCTGGGCCAGCGCAGCCAGGGTATCATCAATAAGAAGCTAAAGCTGATGATGCGCGCCGAACTTCATGACTTTATTGACGAGAACAAGCACCGGTTCGGTATCGACCAGCTTCAGTCAGTCCACTGCTTTATGAAGAAGTACTGCATTGACAGCTTAAGTGAGGACGCGCTCCTGAAAGACTACCAACGTTGGCGTGACCGGATAAGACGTTCCAGCCTTAAGCGACCCTACAAGAAAAAGTAGCATATATTTCACCTACCAAGCGTAGTTAATTGTCCTTTTTAGGAGGTAAAATTGACGGAAAAATGACGGAATTTTGACGTATTTTTGACGGAAAAATGCGGAGTATTTGAAAATCAACAAGTTATACAATATGAAAACAATAAAAAGACCCTATACCCCCGTTTGTGATCTGGAGTTGGTTCCGGTGGAGTGTATCAGCAATTTTGCAGTCATCCTGCCGCGCGCTTTTATTGCCGTGCGGGATGGTTCTTATCGCATTCCTGTTATTCCGGGATCATTCACTCCCGGAGTCGAATCCGAGCAGGCGGATTCAGGAACTATATATTATAATGTAGGGCATACGTTCGAGGTTGCCTTGACAGGGCCGGACAGCCAGGAGTTGTTGTCTGCCTTGAGTCTTCAGGACCTGGTGGCCATTTATACGAATGAAGTGGGAGAGCGTATTGTTTCAGGCAGCCCGCAAACACCACTTAAACTTACTTTTTCCATTGTTTCGGGCAAATACCAGTGCAAGTTATCCGGTAAACAGGTTTATATCGAGGCCTATCACAGTCCTTTCTAAAGGACTTGCAAAAGGTTTCTTTTGCATTAAAAAAGAAACCGTGGATAAGATTCAGCAATTTTTTTTCGATAAGTGGGCCATTGAGGAAAGGAGATACCACCAGCTCCTTTCCATTCTGTTGCCCGGTCTGAAAAACGGCAACCTGGCGTCGGTGGAACAATATCTGGGGGCCAAGCGTATAGAGGCCTATGCCGCCGTCCCCTATGTAGCCGACCGATGGGAACTGGATGACGCCTCCCTCCCTCAAGGAGCGGTAGTGGTGCTTACCTGTGAAGGCGTGCTGTATAGCTGGGAGACCTACCGGCTGGAGAGATATATTTCCGCCGCGATGGCCAACGACCGCATATCGGGTGTCGTTCTGTTTGTGAACGGGCCCGGAGGTATGATTACGCGTGTGGATGTCCTGGAAAAGCTTATACGGCAGTCCCCCAAACCCATAGTGGCCTATATCACGGGCGTATGCGCTTCGGCGCATTTCTGGTTCGTTTCCGCATGCGCACGCAGATTCGTCTCCTCGCCCATGGATGAAATCGGCTCCTGCGGGGTGGTCTACACTTTCCAGAGCTTCAAGGAGTATTACGCGCAAATGGGGATTGAGATCGAGGACATTTACCCCGACAGTGCGGACCTGAAGAACCGCGCCTATCGCGACAAGGAGGAAAAGCAGGATGACACCTTAATTAAAGAGAACCTGTCGTTTTACCACCATCTTTTTGCACAGGCCATCGCCCGAAATCTGGGAGTGAAGTATGACGCGCAGGATCCCCTGTTCAGGGGGCAGACTTTCTTTGCCGATACGGCACTGGCCAAGGGGTATGTGGATACCTACGGAAGCCTGGAGGATGCCATCCTGTGGGTAGCCGCCCAGAAAACCGTAAAGCGGGCTAACAAGATGATTTAATACTCACTATAAAAGTAAATTTGTTTATGAAAAATTATTTCGCATCATTTATTCCGGCCGTAAAGGCCATTCTGGGTATCGAGGCCTGGAGTAAGGACGCCGACAAGAAAGACGCGTTACTGGAAGAGCAAAAGCAGAAACTTAAGGCATTGAATTTCAATGATACCTTTATCAATGGCTTTTGTGAGGCCCTGAAGGATGGATTCCCGGAGGATTCTTCCCGCAAGGACGGGGATTCGGGCACGAAAGGCAGTGGTCCTGACCCCAATACCTCCAACGCAGTAATACAAGGATTACTGGCTGATATGACTGCCAAGCTGGTTACGGCCCAGGAGGAAATCGCCGTGCTTACCAAAGAGAAAGGGGAACTTTCACAGGAGGTATCCGCCAAACAAACAGAAATCACCGGTTTGCAGACCAAGATCCAGGCCCTTTCCGGCCTTGCGGAGCAGGACGGGGGGAAAGGTTCCCAGCATGCACGTCTGGAACCGGACGCTAAAGACATTGTCATGAATTGGGATGACGAAAAACAACTGGGCGGCCTCTCGGGGGAGATGTTCGCAATGGACCGCCCTTATAACCAGCGCCTGCGCGCAGAGATGCTTTACCGCAAGGGGTTGACCGTTCAGGTGCCCACTGCCAGTTCGATCGATTACTCCCGCCTGAAAGAGGACCTGGGAGCCTTCTACCGCATCCCCTGGCAGGAGCGTTTACAGTCTTTCCTGACCCTGCTTCCTTCCATCGAGAGTATCTTCCCGCTGGAATCGGGATACCAGGATCTGGCCGTGCTGACAAACATCTGGTTGGGTGAGTTCTCCCAGGCTGACAATACCGCCAGTGATTTCGACAATGTAACGAAAGGCAATTACGAGTTCGACAATGAAACGCTGCGCATGTCGAGCGTCATGTTCGCGCATAAGTTTAAAGACCTCAAGGCACTTGAAAAATCATGGATCGGTTCTTATAACAAGGAGGGGTCGCAGGTCATCAAATGGTCGTTCATCGAGTACATTCTGGCCGAGACTGCCAAAAAGCTGCACAATGAACGCGAACAGCGACGTATTAACGGCGTCCGTAAAGAACCGGACCTGAACAAGCCCGGACGTGCGATGGAGGCTGCCGACGGGCTGTACGAATTCCTGGGCAAGAAGGTGAACGGACACATTGACATCAATAACGGCAAACTGGTTTACCAGGTAAAACCCTTTGAACTGGGTACCCTTTCTCCTGAAAATATCGGTGAGAAGATCTACCTGGGCACCTCCATGATTCCTGCGGTCCTGCGCGACTCGGGTTCCCTGGCCCTGTATATGCCCTCACACATGGTCGTGTGGTACCATAAATACAATGAGATGCACTATGGCCAGAACCAGGACTATAAGGCGGGTATCATGTTTGTGAAGGAGTATCCGTCCGTGAAGCTCATACCGGTTCCCAACGCTGACAACCACCACCGCATCTTCTGGACTATGGAGGGTAACATACACCTGTTCGAGCACCAGAGCGGCGAAATGACCCGGTTCAACATCGAGCAGCAGGACTGGACGCTGAAGGTATGGAGTAACTGGAAAGAGTCCGTGTGGGCTTATGCCGTCGGATTCAAATACACTAAAAAGGAAGATATGGACTATACCCGTCAGATGATCTTCTGCAACGAGTACGACCGCCCGGCTTCCTATTTCGTGGAAGCTGACAAGGACGCCCAGCCATCGGCCGGCTCCCATACCTCGATCGTGACGGCCGGCAATACGACCCTTTTGGCAATTACCGACATTGAGAATGCCGGGGTCGGAAGTGTCATTACCCTGAAATGCGGAAGCGTGAACAAGGGGGTAAAGATTGACAAGAGCGGTAAATTCGACCTGATCTCCGCGGCCTGGGAACCCAAGAAAGGCGATATGATCCGCCTGATGAAACGCCAGGACGGGAAATTCATCGAACTGGGCCGTGAGACGGGAGCTACGGGAGCCCTTCAATTCCCGGATAATGAAGCAACGCCATCGCTTAAGGGAGGTGACGTCTTCGTAACGGGAGCCAACACAACTCCTACCGCAATAACGAATTTTACCGACGCTGTTCCCGGCAAGACCTATACCATTCATGGAAATGGGGATAAGAATGCCAGCACGATTGCTGCGGGAGGCAACTTTGTGCTTACCTCAGGGATGACCCTTGGTACGGGGAAATTCATCAGGCTGGTAAAGGCTGATGACGGAAAATTCTATGAAGTGGCCCGCGGCTGATAATTTATCACCAGGGGGGGATCCCCCCCTGGTTTTTCATCACTTAAAAATCGAGATATATGAATAATTACGTTAAGACTTCCGTTCCCAGACCGGTGGGCAATCCCGGAAACGGTATCAACCCCAAAGACGTGCTCACCCTGATCGACATCGACGATCTGGTCTATTTCCCTCCCCGTGACGGTGCCGGAGTGGTGCTGGAGGATGACATCGTGGTAAAGCCGTCGGCTTACTCCACGGACTTGTATTTAACTCCCGGTACTGTGGAGCTGAGCTCCAACGGTGAAGGGGAAACCGACGCCAAGGGCTTCACCCCTTCGGTTAAGGGAAAACATCCGGGTAACAAACAGGAGGTTCGTGAGTTCAAGACCAACTGGCTGGGACGCCACTGCATAGCTATCCTGCAATACTGCAACGGGCAGGATCCGGATATCCTGGGTTCCCCTTGCAACCCTTTGGAAATGTCGGTCAATTATACCGGAAATAAAGACGGCAACGCCTCGGAGTTCACCTTCACGCAGATAAGCAAAGGAGACGATATCGGTATCTATAAAGGCACCATCCCACACGAAGAGCCGGTGGCGACTGTTCCCGCATCGGCAACGGAAATTCCCTTTAAAGGCCGCGGGCAGTACCAGCTAAGCGCCGGAGCGGCCAAGATCGCTACCATTAAGGGGGCCAAACACGGCGACCTGTTCACCCTGCTCGGGGTGGTGTCCGGCGTAGCTCCTACAATCGAAAAGGCAGGACAGACAGCCTTCATGCTGAAAAACGGAAAGACGTTCACCGCTTCACCGGGCAGCCAGATTACTTTCAAGGCCTTCGATACCGGTGGGGGAGTCATCCAGTGTGTGGAACAGTCGAGATTCGAGGTTTAATGCCCTTAGGATTGTATGATGGTCTGATATCAAGACCATTCCACTTTCAGGCAATTGCCTTGTTTTCCCTTTACGGGGCAAGGCAATTGCCTTTTTTCAGTCCTTTGTACCGCAGCCGGTATCGGGTATCTTTACGGCGTATCATTTAAAATTCAATTCAATGAAAGAGCAAATCATTTCCTATTTAGAAGGACCGCGTGATTACTCCCAAGGGGTAGCCCTGTATGAACAGTTCGGTCCCAACCGTATGCTGAAGGCCAAGTTCCGGCAGATCGGGGAGTGTGAGATGACAAGGAAAACCCTTATCGAGGAGCTGCGCAAGCTTTCCGGCATGAGCGAGGCGGAATTTGCCGGCATGCACAGGAAGGCGCACCATATTCCGTCGAAGGCGGAACAGCCTGTCAGCCCTGCCCCTGTCAGGATGTATGCGGACGACCTGCTTATCGCCCTTGCCTCACGCCTGGGGGTAACGGTGGAAAAACTGGTAAGCGACGATTTTGTAAAAGAGCGGCTCTCCCAAAGTCCGGATACGGAACAGGTGCGGGGTCTGAAGGAAGAACTCGAAAACGCACAAAGCAAGTACTCGGAGGCACCGGAAACCGTCCGTAAAGCTATCCGCTTCCGGGAGGAGTTTCCATTCCTGAGACAACCGGACTGTCCGGACGAACTCAAGGTGCTCGTAGCGGACATGTTCTCCGCTTATGACCTCTATCGGGAAAGCCACCGCATGCTGGTCGAGACACCGGATGACGTGGCCACCGGGGAGACTTACCTTTGGGCTAAAACGGCCGTGGAGAACTTCCTGGAGAACCGCCAAATGTGGGAAGAGTTGGAGTATTATAAGAATAACGGAGAAATCCTCGGAAAGGCGCAGGCCATGCGGCAGGCCAGGGAGAAACAGGAAATCTCCTCCCTGACGGACCTGGAACTGTCCAAGCAGCTGGGTAATGCCAAGTCTAACATATCCAAGGGGAAAAACGAACTCGAAAAGGCACCGGATGAAGAAAAGAGGGTCAAGGCCATGGAGAAGACCCGCAAATGGACGGAACGCAAAAATCTGCTGGAGGCTGAAATGGAATCCAGAAAAAAAAACTGATTTTTCATCGCCGGAGGCTGGAAATCAAAAGGGCCTCCTGGCTGAAAATGGGGACCCGTTACCTTCATCCCTGCGACCGCAGTGAAGCGGGCATGCAGGCACGAAAACTGGATAACGAGATCCTCTCTTGTAATAACCGTTTAATGAATTTATATGAATAATATGGAGCGTTTGCCGGCGGACACCTTTTTCCTGGACCTTGAACTCCGCCAGGAGGTGGAGCGCATGGCCTCCCTGGGATATGCTCCGGACGATATCGCCTCTTATCTGGGGCTGGATGCGGAGATCTTTGTCTTTGACGCCGGAAGGGAAGGGACCACCGTGTATTCCCTTATGCGCCGGGGAGCATTGAAGGCCGGGGCCGGAGTGGAGCTAAAACTGCAAGAACAGGCACTTTCAGGGGATTTGGATGCCATGGAACTGCTGGAGAAAGTGCGTGGTCGCAGGAGTTTTGAAATAATAGTGAAGCAAATCGATGAAGACGAATTTGGTTAAGCCCTCGAGGGTGGATTTTGAAAAAGCGGATATCGGGCAGATAGGGCGTATCCTCGCCACCGGTGATCTGGACTCGCTTCCCGAGGAGCAGCGGGCGTATTACGACCTGATGGAGATGGTGCGCGGACTGCGTGCCCGTATGAGGTATAACGGCAAGGTAATTACAAAAGCCGGGATCATCCGGCTGCTCAAGTCTGAGGTATACGGGCTTTCCGACTGGATGGCACGGCAGGTATACGCCGACTCCGTCAATTTCTTCTACAGCCAGGAAAACATACGCCCGCAGGCTTTTGCCAACCTCTATGCCGAAAAGCTGGAGAAGTGGGCCGATTCCATGTTCCTGACGGGCAAGGGGGAGGAAGCCTCCCGGATACTCGAGCGGGCGGCCAGGCTCCGGTTGCGCTTCGCATGTGACGAACAGGAGATACCCCAGGAACTTTTAAACAGGAAACCCGTGGTGATCTATACATGTGACCGGTCCGATATGGGCGTTCCGGATACGGACCGCAAGGAACTGGAGGCGTTCATCGACTCCATTCCCGAGGTGCCCTCCGTGGTACGTGAAAGGGTAAAGGAGGATGCACGCATAAAGAAGTTTGACCTGAAAAAAAGGATGTTGGAAGATGCGGAAGAGTTCGGAGGGCAGGATACACAATAACCCCACCGATGATGTGGAGGTTCGTTACTCCCATATCATCAAGGTCATCACTGACTGGATAGACACCACCAACCTGGTTGTCGTCGGCGGGCGCGGCCTGGCCAAGAGTACCGTCATACAAGCGCGGCGTTCGGCCGATTGCGTGTATGACATGCCCGGTGCGCCGTTGGCTTTCGTGGGGAATACATATACCAACTTAAGGGATAATATCATGCCTGCCGTCAAGACCGGCTGGGAGCTGATGGGACTCTATGAAGGCGTGCACTATGTATCGTCCTGCCGGCCACCGGAATCCTGGCGCAGGCGTTGCAGCGTGATCGTCGACGATTACAAGAACACGGTCTCTTTCTTCAACGGATGTATTATCTTTCTGGGATCCCTGGACCACCCCTCCCTTCTGGCGGGCAAATCGGTCGTTCATTTGTTCTTCGACGAATCCAAATACGCCCCCGACAATAAAGTCAACCGGGCCATGCCCGTATTGCGCGGGGATGCCATACGTTACGGATGCAGCCACTATTTTCTGGGGGTGACCATTACCACCGACATGCCCGACGTGCTGGAGGGTGAGTATGACTGGTACTTCCGTTACGTCTGCCTGGTCGATCCCCAGCGCATCCTGCGTATCGCCCAGGCGGCTGCGGAGCTGAACAGCCTGCGCATCCGCCTGGTAAAAGCGGGAAGGACACGGACGGACTGCGGGGCTCTTAAGAAGAAAATCGCCTGGTACGAGGCGGGGCTGCTGAAGATGCGCAAGGGGCAGACCTACTTCATCAACGCCTCGAGTTTTACCAACATCGACATCCTTACGCCTGAGTACGTCCGTCGCCTTCTCGACGGGGCGCTCGAACTCCACGACTTCCTTAAGTCTGTAGTGGGGATGCGTCCGGGGCTTCGCCGTGACACGCGCTTCTATATCGCTTTCGGGGAAAGGCACAAGTATACCGACGGGACACGGTACGGAGAACCTGCGCAAAGCTGCCTGGACCTGCGTTTCCTCAGGTGCGGCGAGCCCATCGACGGCGGCGTGGACTTCGGCAACCAGCTGTCCCTGATAGTAGGACAGCAGGACGGACCGCTGTACCGCCTTCACAAGAACTTTTACGAGCTTCCTCCCGGATGGTTCAGGCAGCTGGCCGACCAGTTCCTGGCATTCTTCCTTAACCATGAGGAGAAGGAACTGAACCTGTATTACGACCGGGCGGGCAATAACTTCGAGAAGCAGAAAGAGGACTATGCCCGCAAGCTCAAGCAGGCCATCGAGATAGACGGTGACGGTAACCGCACGGGATGGGCCGTCAACCTGATGAGCCGCAAACAGTCCAATATCCGCCAGGATGAAGAGTACGATTTCATGCAGGAGCTGATGACAGGCGACAACGATGCCCTCCCCACTTTGCTTGTTGACGCGGTGAACTGTCGCGAGACCATCTCCAGTATCGAAAAGGCGCCGGCGGGTATCCGTTACAAGGGACAGCAGAAGATCATCTACAAGGTCAAGAAGTCCGAGAAGCTGGAGCCCAAGAAACTGCCCATGCTCTCCACGAACTTCTCCGACGCCTTCAAGTACCTGATGATGCGGGGAGCCTGGAGGCGTGCCGTCAGGGGCAAGTCCGGCCGCAGCAGGTCCGGTCCCTACATGCCCGGACTCGATGACCTGACGGGGGGATAAGAAAGGCAATTGCCTTGTTTTGCCTGACCGCTTCCGGAAATACCGGAAGCGGTTTTTCGTTCCCACCCCTTCCGCCTGCCAGCTCTTAATGTAATCATATTTCACCATTTGCCCCTCAGGCAATTGCCTTTCGGCTTCTGAGTGGCGCGGTCTTCGGAAGGAATTCTTTGCAAGTGTTTGCGCGTGTAAAAACAGTTAATAGGTTTATTACAAGCAAATTAACGAAAGAAAGACCAAAATTTTATGTCCAAAAACGATGTTTTTAACACGCTTTAAATGAATTTCGTGCAAAAATCAAGGCAAAACGAAAAAAAATCTCGTTTTTGGGATGGAATTTAGCTTTTTCCTCTTAAAAATGGCCTTTTCCCAGCCTCTTTTTTACTGTGTGATATAACCGTTGTTGCCTCTTAGGATGTGTCAATTTATTATTTTAAAGAATACCTGTTGCATTTTTTCCACATCTATTCAAACCTGTATTTTCGCTCCTGTCCGGCTAATATCCGATACCGACCTGCATGATGTCGGCTTTGTCCTTTATCCTGTACCCTGAAAGGAGCAAATTTGCTTTAAAAAACAAAAGGATGAAAGGATTGACAGAACTGATTGTGGCAGGCTGTATTTTATTCGGCCTGCTTCTTACGCCGCTGGTTTTCTCCATACTGGATTTTATAAGCGGAGTGCGCAAGGCCCGGCAGCGCGGTGAAAGGATCACCTCGGACCGGTATCGCAGAAGCGTAAAGAAAGTGGCCGGTTATTATAACCTGCTGCTGGCATTGGTGGTTGTGGACTGTATGCACATGGGTTGCAGCTGGTTTCTCAACAGTTATTACGATTACCATATTCCTACGTTCCCGTTCGTTACCCTGGCGGGGGCGTTCTTTGTAGCCGCCATCGAGATCAAGAGCATACGGGAAAAGGCGGAGGATAAGGTCAAGAAGGAGCTCACCGACGTGGCCCTGCTTGCCGTGGAAATCGCCAAATACAAAGACACGCCCGCGGAAGCTGCCAAGGCGATTGCGGACTATTTTAACGGAACCTCAAAAAAGGAGTGATATGAAACATGTTTTATACACCCTGCTCCTGTGCGCCCTTTTCCAGGGGTGTGGCAGCTCCAAGTCGGTCCGGGAGAAAACGGACAGACGGATAATGTCCGACAGCCTGGTGGAAATCAAGGGTAACTTCGAGCGGCGGGAAGGCGAAATACGGACCGATTCGGCAGGGTACATCCGGCAAGCCCGGCAGGACCGGATCGTGGTTATGTTCGACACCGGAAAACCGGTATCCTCACAAACCGGATTGCCCCCCGTCAAACAGATCTCTTTTACCGGGACCGCGCTTCATGAGGAATTGGGGGCCACCGCGGCGGTCTACTCCTTCCAAAGCAGGCGGGCGGATTCCTCCTTGCTGCTACGCACACACCGGGAAGAGGAAAACAGGAAAGAGCTCCGGAGCGATCGGAAGACAGCACCCGGATCACTGCTCCGAAGCATCGCTTTACCGGCCGGCCTGATCGTGGGTGCTTACCTCCTGCTGCGTATACTATGTAAACGTTTGCCTGAAATCAAAGCGCTATGGAAAAGGATATTCAAAGGATAA